TAAATCCATTTCTCTACTTCCCAGTTCTTCGGTTTCAATGCCAAATCGAGTTCAAGGAGCTTGCCCCAGTTGGTCGCAATAAGGTCAACAAGTTTGGCGTGAACAGCATCATACAAGTAGTTGTACGGCTTCATCATATCCACCAGCGAATATGGGCGAGACTCGTTGATATTATATATCGTTCCTACAATGCCGGAATGACAACGAGATGGATTTGAAATCGAGTTGTGCTGAACAATACAAGGATGAATACCGACATAAATATCGTCACCAATCTTTGTTCCCTGCCACATTTCATTAACCCAAAGCGGAGTCGCAACCTCACCGGCATCTTCATCAGGAACATACGTTTCAGGATAGAAATCCAGCACCTCCTCACCAGTCTCGGGGTCAAAGGATTTCACACTGTAAATCTTCCTTAAAGACCTCCACCATACCTGGATAACACGGATATTACCAGCGATATCGTATGGAATCAAGTTTGACCCTATACCACCCTCAAGCGTATCAAGCTCATCCAATACCCAGTCAACCTCGTTACCGCCATCTACAAAGACAGCCTCCTGACCATAGAAAGGATAGGCTTCATTGTAATTTCCGGCAGCACCGACAGGACTGACACCGCCATACTCGCCATACTGGTCTGTGAGTTTCTTCACATCAGAAGGAGACAACTCGTCATAGAACACCTCAAAGATACGACCAGGAGACCAATAGTCCTCATATGCGATGATGTCGGCATCTTCAATCCTATTGGAATAACCGCTTCGATAGGTACGGAGTTTTATCGGATTCAGTTTAGCCATGAAAGGCTCGCCACCATAGATTCCGCATTGATAGACTTCTATATTATTCGCACAGGCATCAATAAAACCATTATTGAAACTCTGCTTGAAATTCTGCTCCTTCATATAGTGACGAAGCAGTTCGTTTGCACCAATCTCGCGGATATCCTGCCAGTCATAATCGAAGTAATCCTTCGTATCACGAATCTGATTCTCCGCCTGTGCCTGATCAATCTCAGGAGATTCTACGATATCCTGAATACTTTGAAAGAATTGCTGACGTTTGTTCTCCTCTACTTTTGATATGGCATTGGGGTTGGTCACGATAGCGTGCCAGTTAAACGAACGAGCCGCTTCCTCGCCGCGAAGGGTATTTATCTTTGAATTGATTATCGGATAGTGCTGAATCTTATCCGGAATAAAACTCATTGACAGATTATCGGGATTGATAATCTTTGCCACGTCCTCCATATGAATGATGCCGTTCAGCAGGTCATAGTTAATCTTCATGTTAACCGCCGACACGCGAACAGGAGCATAATGAAAGTATGAGCGAGAGGATATCCAATTGACACAGGCTTTCCTCCACTCTTTTCCTTTCGACTTATATGGTAGGTTCTGCCTCGGAAACGCAGCACTGAAATCTATAGCCATAACACATATAATTACAGGGCGAATCTAAAAAGAAATACGCCTCGTAAAACAACTCTAAATGTTTTCATTATAAATTCAAACTGGAATTGTATTCATCTCCGTAGTGTTTCTTGACATACAAGTCCCAATCTTTGTTAAAGAACTCGTCATCTGACACATCTTTTTCAACAGTTGTATCCGCTCCAGCACCACCATAGAGGATATTGAATTGCTCACGATAGAACATCACCTGAAACATAGCACTCACGCGGTCGGTATTCTTCTCCGGTGCATAAGAAACCAGTTCTTGCAAGAAGGCGCGATTGCGTATCTTGTATGCCTGTGGGACGTGTTCTATATGGCTTCCATTCTCATCTTTGACTTCTACTGGATAAGTCTTTTTCAGCCAATCGTTGATAAGGTCTATACCGGTGCTGATAAGAGGGCCATTGACAGAAACGCCTTTCGCAGAAGACCCAAACATACTGTATTTTACAAGCCCCTTCTGCTTAATCCACTCAGGACATTCTGCTAACATATTGAGACAGCGCTTTTTAGAAAAATAGGAGAACATAAGTTTCCGGTTGCTTTCGTACATAACCTGCGCATTATAGAAAAGAGCAAGCAATCTGACTATCTCATAACCGTCTTCTGCCATCTGCTGTCTCCCCGTGTACTCTGCCGCTATCTCATCGTTGAACAAATCAAAGACAAAAATAGACATAAGTGATTGAGATTCCGCCTGATCATTATCAACCGGGTCGACTCCGACGCAATATCTGTTATATGGAATTTCACCTTCTAGTGGCATGGAATAAATTTCCAATGCACCCGGAGTTGAATTGTCTACAGGATATTCCCTAATTGGAATATCATTAGTGGAACGGAATACCACTTTTCCGCCAGACAGAACGAGCTGACCGACATAGATATCGTCATAGATATGCGGATGAGAGTCCAGTTCACGAATACGCTCATTGAGCATCACTGTCGGGAAGAAAGTAGAGCGGACACGAAGGATTGCTTCTTCCGGGGTAATAGGCATCTGAGCAATACGAGAAAGCAAAGAAGCCGCATCACCGCCTTGCTTTACCTGATAGCGCATAGCCAGAATGGACAAAAGAGCCTTTACTACATCAGAGTTTCCGTCTTTATCCATACACCCAGTACGGGACATATACGAAGGGAAGAAATAAGCAAACTTTCCAGCACCTTTCCCGGACTTGTCATACACATTCTCAAGCGCATAGACCTCATAAGAATCAGGGTTATAGAGCATTGTTCTTACTCCAGCAAAGTCAGATGCATCATCGCCGGCGGTTCCGACACCGTACAAAATCGAAAACACTTCTTCACCATCCTTTACTGAGTCTCGCACGTTGTCCCACGTCTCTTTGAAATTTTTATACGAGCCTATTTCCTCAAACAAAATGAATCCACGCTTACCACGAACCTTTCCTTCATCATCCTTTACAGATAGGCCAAGAACAGAATTACGGGAACCCATAATGTTTCCATTACTGTTCTTGTACCCCATAATCCAAGTCATCTCAGCTTGCGAACGCTTATACATAAGCCGCGGGAACTCGGTATTCTGAGCAAGAAAGTCTACCATTGGCGTAAACTTCGAGAGTGTCCCATCCTTTTCCGACAGATACTCCTTCAGATATGCAGTAAGTACTGTCGTTACGCGTTTAGTAACTTCTGAATTTTCACCAAGAATTAGATTATGGGACATCATACTTGCCAAGAGGAAGCTTTTCCCGCAACCACGGCGAGCAAGTTCTAATGCGTGTTTCCCAGAGCGACGAGCCTGCTCAAGATAGTGGCAGCGATAGTATATCCCCTCCCATACATCGGGAAAACCCTCAACGCGTTTGGCGACTTTTGTTTTTTCACTTTTTCTTGTAAGCATTATGATGCTATAATTCAAGAAGAAGTACATCTGCCCGGTAACCCATTCTCCGTCGGATTCGCGCACATATCCGTCTCTGCATCGTCTTACTTCCTCGTAGAACCACTTACCATACTCGCTATTAGGATTAGAATTAGGACGAAGTAAGGAATAGCATCCATTTTCCTCATAGAACTTCGCGGCGGGACGAAAATAATCCATGTCTTCCAGAATGTGAGGATGAGTAATATCGACAATGATTCGCCCCTGGTCATCACGAGGCAAGTCCTTCGCCCTCGGTCTGTCCTCTGATATCATCCATTTTAGTAGCGGAACAGTATCAATGTAATCCATGAACTGCTCAACAACGTCATCTGGGTATTGCGCCAAGAGTTCCTTTGTAATTTTCGTCTGGAACTCATTTGTTTTAATTATCTCTGTCATATCGAACCGCGCAGAGGATTCGAACCTCCGACCCCAAGGTACATATGGTAGTTCCCTTGCGCTCTACCTTCTGAGCTAACGCGGTTTGTAATTTACTGCTTCTTGAACCAGGAATCGACAAATGCCTTGATTGCAGGAATGTCGTAAATACCATTAGAAGACAATCCAACTACAACGCAAAGCGCCACAACACCAAGCCAAACAGGGTCACCAAACTTGATTAGTTTCAAAGCCCAAGCACCAACGGAAAGGCCAGAGCCAACAAGCCAAGCAGTCAGCTGACACCAGAACCCATTAGCCTTGGTCCAACCATTGATAACACCGGCGATGGCCACAGTGAGAGTCATCAGAATCGGAGCAATCCACCAGAAAGCCTCCGAGAAAATACCATTGATAATTTCCATAATATAAAATGATTAAAGGTTATTTTCCGCTACTGCCGTATCCTCCTTCTCCCCTATCACTATCAGGAAGGGTATCTACTTCTGAAAACTCAATAGAAGGATACGGCATAATGATTATCTGACCTATGCGCTCTCCAATATCGTAGCGTTTTGAGAATGGCTGCGTTGTCCTGAATTTCAACATTATTTCACCACGATATGAACTGTCAATCACGCCAACGCAGTTAGATAAAATCAGGTCCTGCTTAAATACGCTTGAACGAGGAAATAGCAGCCCGACATGATTTTCGGGAATAGCCATTGCAATACCTGTGTGATATGTAATCAGATCGTTCTTATTGTATTCAAAAGAAGTACAGGTCAAGTCCCATCCGGCATCTCCCTCGTGCGCACGAGAGGGAATTACAGCCTTATCATCTAATTTCTTGAATTTAACTATTAACTTGCTCATATTGTTCATTAATGCCGCATTGCGCTAAATAAGATTTTATATTTTTATTTTTCCGATATTGATGATATAGGATATTGTATTCTATATCATGCTTGTTCGCTATCTCTGATAAAGTATATCGTTCTGAATTATTATAGAATACGATATTTCGACTTTGATTTAATGATTGTTTTTCTCTTGGTATCCAGGTGCAATTTTCTGGCTCATAATTGCCATTATAGTCTTTTCGTTCAATTGTTAAATCATCGGCATATCCATTATCAAGAGCCCATTTAGAGAATGAAGACGGAGAATTATACCACTCGTCACACATTTTTATACCTCTTCCTCCATAATTCTTATAGCCCGTGCAATTTGGATTATAGCAACGTTTCTTAATATCGCACCATATATTATATAATCTCGAATGTCTTAATCCATGTTTTATGGAATAAACACGGCCCTTTCTTTCACAACCACATGACCGCTGGCCACTTCTCAAATTATAACCGTTGCATATAATAGTTTTGCCACATTCGCATTCGCATCGCCACATGACTCTTCCGTTCTTGTGGCCAGCAAATTCAACAACCGTTAGTTTCCCGAATTTCTCGCCAACCATTGATTTCGCATCATTCCTTAGTGAACAATTAGGGCATTTGTAATGTATTAATGCATCACTTCGTACTCGCTTTTCGGAACCACAATTCTTGCATTTACATATATAATATTTCCTCTTACCTTCATATAGTGTTCTGACAATTTCCATTTCGACTTTTGTCGGAATAACCGCATTCTCTACAAGTTTCTTAAACTCTACTTTCATTCTTCGTTATTTGTTTTAATAAGTTTTGTAATCCTCTTCCGTCTTGTACGCTCTTACCAGTGAACCATCCGGTAAACGGATAGAAACGTACAGTCTCGCAGTTATACCTAAATGTGATAGTCAGATCATCGGGACACGAATAAGCATAACCAGCCCGACCAATCTTCCTTTTTGCATGAGCCATCCGTTCTGTTATTAGTTCAGAGCGTTTGGCTTTCCAAGAATCACTTTTTGCCATTGATTTCTTTCCTCAACTCGTCGCACAGTAATTTATCTGCGGCTTCATTAAGCGGAACAATCCGAGGAGTACCCATCTGACACGCCTCTTCAAGATAAAGCTCTAACATTTTCAAAGTGAGTTTTTTATATATCTTCACCGATTGCCTTGATTGCGTTTCCTCTTGCATTGTCTTCTGTTGCAAAATCCTTTGCCAGCGCCTTCTCTGCCTCAACCAGAGCCTTTGCCAGTTCAGGAATCTCCTTGATTGATTTGGTCATTACAGGAAGAATCTTATCCAAAGCGACTGCATCATCAGAATCACCAGGATTCTTTTTTCGTCTTGCCTGTTCTCCGAGTTCGCGGAGGATGAATCTGACATCCTCAATGCTTGCCCGCATGTCTTCGAGCAGAAGTGACGAAGTAGTTGTAACATGCTTCTTGTAGATATTCATTGCCTCCTTCAGTTGAGGAGAAGGAGACCATTTGTCACCAAGACCTTCCTGTTTGATTATCTCATATGAGCGTTCCTTTTCATCTACCAGATACTGATAGGTGGAACGAGGGTCGCACATGAACCAGAGATAGGAAATCTGTTTCCAGAACTCCTCCTTTGATTTGCTCTTGTCCTTACGGAACAGGTCACGGATAGGGCGGACAAGTAAAGCCTCATCCGCTATCTTGAAATCCTGTCCGTCAAATTCAATCAGTTTCATTTCTCAACTTTTACTCCTTTCATTTTCTCTGGTTCATTAACGAGAACACTCCACATGCAGTTACTTACCCATCCAGCAAAGTAGGCATACACCTCATCATCGTATGCTTTTGCAGGACTGTTTCCAAGATATTGCAAGTATGCATTCGCGCAGTGGATCGCCTCGTGTGTGCATACACCACAACCGATTGCCTTCGGGCGAAAGAGGATAAGTACATAATACATCTTGTCGTCGTTGTCAACAAGGTTAAGGAGACGCGCCGTAACCGTTTCGTCCGTATCAAGTTCATCCGTAATCTGGACAATCTTGTTCTCCGCGTTGACCGTCCTATATTTCTCCTTCATCTCCTCTTTGTCGAATTTCTTCGTTACAAGCAACTTGAACGGGTATATCACAGGGTCAAACTCGTAGATTACTGATTTCATTTCTCAACCGCGTTATTCTTAAGCCACTCGGCATACCAGTCGATGCCATGATGCGAAAGCTCGTCGGCAAGCTCGTAGAAGACTTGGTCTCCAGAAGGATAGTAATGATAACGGATGACACCCTTCTTGTCACGGCACACTATAAGCGAGTCGTTACCAGTCAAAACCATCCAGGCAAGACAGCAACGCTGCTTGAACTTAATCCAGCGATACCTCATTTCTTCCTTCTCTTTCTGAATTTTTCAAAATTATTATACTCGACTTCATCGATAAAGTAAGTACGATTTCCGATTGTTACTCGTATCTTTCCTACATCAGAATACACCTTCATCTTCTCTGCCCGTCTTGCAGTTTCTTTATCCATTACTTCTTCTTTCCTTTAGGAGTACGAGAACCACCAGCGACACGAGACATCACGCTAGCACGCTTTGTCAAATCAGCAGCCTTCTGCTTTGCTATCTTAACGGCAGCGGAACGTCTGGAAGCATCTCCCATAATTTCTTCATAACGAGCCATAGTCTCCGCATCAGACTCGGCTTGCCAGCGCTTTTCATCTGCATTCATAACTTTACCAGCCATAACAAATTGATTAAATTATTGTAACAAACCGCCGGAGTCGACATCATAATCCTCAACGACGTACTCAATATCATTCACCTGAATGAAAAGATATTCGGTGTCATTGATGACAATCGACGGAATTTCCACTCCAATAGAAAGATTGTCAAACTGCTTGTTTTCGGCCTCGTCGATAGCCCCGGGAAGATGACGGGCTTTCTCATACCGCTTGAAGTTAATCTTCACAATATCGCCAGGTTTAACCTCACGAACCATATTACCAACCTCAACAACTGTCTGATAGGGATTCAGAGAACCATCCATCTTGCGAGTATCGAGAATAATACCGCCGTTGGTTTTTACTTCGCCCTTGTAGGTGGTTGCCGTTGTGATAATACCTGTAAACAACGGACGTACTTTCTTAATATTAAATGCCATCTGTTTCTTCTTTTTGGATTGCCTGGCGCGCAAGGCGTTTACCAACACGACCAATCATCCAGATTCGTTTATAACTTTCTGTTAATTTCGGTTTAACAACAGGAGAAGGAGTTCTGCCGGATAGTGCTTCCACAGCAATGGCTTCGATTTCACTCTGCGGAATTCTTGCCCGGCAGACCCTCCTATTCACCTGTGCCTGATTCTTTGCCTCGTTGCCCCTCCACTTGAGATATCTGCTGTACACAGGACCTATTCTACCGATGGATGGGATGTTCCGAACCTTCACAAAATCCTCAAACCTCTCACGCGTATAAATGCGAGTAGGGTCGTCGAATGGAAGATTCCTTGCCTCTCTAACGATTATTCCAAAGAACGAGTACACTGCCCTTTTTACTTCGGATGCGGGAACATCAAGTTCTTTTGCTATCAGAGCAAAATCCGCCTCCTCTATTTTATTTCTGGGCATTCGGTTGTGATGTTATGCGATTCGTAGCAGACGACCAGTCAAAGACAATACAAAGCATATGTCTCGGGTCTTGTCCCATATGCGGAATAAAACGCGGATTAAGGTCGTCATTCAGAATGATACCCGCTTTCTTCAACTTTGCAAGAACCATTTGAAAATGTGCCGGGGACATCCCGAGAGACGCCATCATGTCCTTTCTTGATGTGCGCGACCACATAACATCCTTTAGCACCTCGGGATCATCGATATTCTCTTTTAGGCGAAAATATTGCTTTAGCAGCTTTGCCGCCACATCGCGCTCACGAGATGTAAGTTTGTGAAATGGCGCCAAGAACTCCATCCACGTTCGAAGGAAGGAGTCCTCGGTGCATTTCAAGATGATTGTGTTGTTCGGCTTCATTACTTCTTCACCTCTTCCTTCTTTTCTTCTTCCTTCGGCTCAGCAAAAGCTTCTGCGAATGTGCGAAGCGCGGACTCGATGTTCTCCTGCGACCACTTCACGAAGTCCTCGCTGTACATCTCCGGATGCTCCATCACCTTAAAAAGCATAGAGATGAAGAAGGAGGTCTGATTGAAACTGTTCTCACTCATAGCGGCCTGGAGTTTCTGAATGTACTCAGTTGCCTTCTGATACTGAGAATAAAGTTCTCCGAACCTCTGCGACAGTTCTTCATAGGTAAGTTTTTTCTTGTCTTCCATAACTGTATCAATTAAATGTTATCTGTATCTTCGTTTGTTGGTATTTGTCCGACCAGACTTCTCCTTTATACCAATCCGTCTCATCATATCTGATGCATGAGAAAGAAACCATTCGAACCAACGCTCGAATTTTTCATCCTCGTAGTCGGGCAGGAAGCAACCATCAATACCCCGGCAGTAAGATATTCCAACCAGGCCGAGAAGTCGAAAGGGTATTTTTCCAATGGGATTACCAAATTCGGCATCAAGAGCTTTTTGTATCTCGTCGGAGAAATATACCTTGAATCCATGAATACGCTCCTCCCGCTCCGGCATATTAAGCCTACGATAAACCGCCTTCCCGAGCGACGCGTGGTAGTCGTCCCTGAACCGACAGTAAGCGTCATTGGCATCATAGCATATCTGCGTACCATAATAGAGCCGTCCGTCTTTCTTCGTTATTTGCTCCATTCAATCTCCCTCCTCTTGTCCTTTCTCCTCTGTTCTTCTTTAAGCCAATCTCCAATATCGGTAACCCCTACATCCGTAGAGCCGCACTTGGCACAATAAGAACCGTCCCACTCGTCACTGGCAAGAAGCTCGTCAGTAACAATACAAAGGGAATGACAACTACGACAATAATAAACCTTCTCCTCCAACTCCCCTATAGTAACCTGAAGGCTATTCGGCATAGTAAACAAGCATGAAGTCCCCTTCCTTTGATTGGAAAATATCTACAATGTCTTTCTTGTCAATCTTGTTCTCATTGACAAAATTCTCAATGTCGCGCAGCTGATTAGCCGCATAAGTTTGCATTCTCATTGCCTTTAATATTTGTTCCACCGCAAATATAGCAAGACAAAATTACAATGAAACATTTTTGTTTCATTTATTATAAACAAATTAGTTGGCAAAATAAAATTAGTCGATTGTACAAAAGAAAAGCAGCCCTATTTGGACTGCTTCATCTTCGATATCGCCGCAATGATTTTATCTCTTCCATGTTTCTGAATAAAACCACCAGCATCGAACATCGGCTTGACATACTTTGATATATACTTGTTGTAAATACCCTGAAGCTTACCAAGATAATTTTCGTTTTCCCAATCAGGAGCATAGATATACGCGGGAGCATCACGATTCTTACGGTTGTACTCATTGAAGGCCTCTTTTGTCGTAAGCCCGAGAGCCGTACTATTGACTATATTATAGTAATCATCAATCGTCTGTGCGTCCCTCCATGCAGGCCAACGCTCGTCGAGATTCTTGATATGGTAATCCCAGAATGAGTCGGTGGTATCGAACGACATCCTCTTTCCATTACTCATGTAACCTGCATAGTTATTGCCTTTCGATTCGTCATTCCACCCAGACTCCAAAGCAGATTGTGCCGCAAGAAAACGAGCAAGCCTATCAGCATCCATCTTACTCGAACCACTACGGAGAAGAGCGTCATTCGCCATTGTGTATCTGGCATTACTTATCCTATCCCACTTATTGGCATACTCTATGTCAGCCGGAGCATCAACGAGAAACCCTCCATCTGCGTGCCACTTTCTCGAATTTCGTGCGAACACTACCATCTTCTTATGAGCTGGATTACCGTCATTATACAACTCTGTTTCAGTCTTACCAGTTCGCTCCTTTAGTTCAGTCAGGCGACCACGATTTTGTTTCTTTATCCGTATTTTCATATCAGTATACATTTATATGTTTCCACGTCTTACCTCGTTGTATGTCTTTGTAAATGTTAACAGATACGCCATACTGAGATAAAGTAACACCCCGTTTCACGCCATTCTTGATATTCAGTTTAATAAGATAAACAATCTCGCTTGTTACTTTTGACGAAGCCGATTCTTCGCCTTTCGCGTGATTCTTTTTGTTTCCGGAAGATGGTTTACGATTTGCGTACCTTTCAGGGTGCTCCGCAATATATTTTCTGCGTTGCTCTCTGCGTTCCTCAGTCCAGCCAGCTCTTTTCTTTTTCGGATTATTCTTATAATATTCACGAACGCCATTTTTTACCTTCTCGCAGAAATTCTCGTCTCGTTTTACCTCACGCATCTTCTCAAGTCCAATTCTTCTATGCTCATTTGTAATATGCGCCATTGTTCTTGAATCAAGAATAATATTGAATCCATTATTTATAGAATCATATTTCTTGATGTATTCAATTTCCCTATCTACAAGGTTATCATTACATACCTCAAGTATATCAAATTCAAGCGCATCTATTCCATGTTTATTGACGAAATTCTGCAATTTTATATTACAATGCTTCCCAAGTAGAAGCGACGATTTATGGCGACCATATCTTTTATAAAAGTTTCGACATTCGCCTATGTACACTCTTGAATCTATGGTATTTCTTATAATATAGATACCATTCAATTTCCGTTTATTATATTCAGGAATGAACCTCATAATATTTCAACATTATATCCAAGGATAGCGAGTTCACGCAATTCTTCATCAGAAATATTATCCACCTCGAAATCGCCTTCAAGAATACCACCATTTCGATAATAAACTTTACCGCTAAATATCTCTGGCTTGATATGAATAGAACCACCTTTTGCAAGAGGTTTTCCATCAAATCTATACAAGAAGGTACTATTAGGAGAAACTAATTTTGGTGAGACTCTACCAGGACCAGAGACAATATTATAGATAACCTCATTCGCAGCATTTCCACTAGCAGCGCCATCATGTATTCCACGAAGCATAACTCCTTGAAACGGAAATTCCGAAGAACCAGCGCTTTGTTTTATATAACGAGCAAAATCATCTGTATTATGAAAGCGTTTTGCTTCATCAAATGTAAATCCTGCTGGAACCGTGTCTGGGTTCAATGTGCGCAATCTAGGTGTATCAAACCAGAATGGATGTTGCGAAATCCAGTATTCACCATCTGCTATTTCTTGTTCAAGCTTTTGTAATACAGCTGGATACCCGGCATTTGCTTTTTTGCCGGCATATGCACTGTTAATTTTAAATTGCACATTCTTTCCCTGAGAAGTCAATTCTGGCAAACGTCTCCAATTAGCGCCAAAAAACTTCCCCAAATCGAGGATAGTCCCCTTCGGTACTGCATAAAGAAACATGTTCGGATTCATTGTGGCTTCAGTACTATTCACCGGTGTTGCTCCACCAGAAAACTGTCCCATATTGTAGCCACTAGCCATATCATAGTCTCCACCAAAAAGAGAGTCGTAGCCAGTGTTGTAATTGTTATTGTACAACACCGGAGAATTATCACCACGCCAGAAATAATCTGCACCATTTGGAAATGCGGCCCGGTATTCAGGCAATCTCATTGAGGCCGCGTACTCTTCAGGAAGAACAATATCTCTCCCAAAAACATCCTTTGCACTAAGGTCCAAAGGGGCTTCTTCCCCAGAGCGAACTTTAGCAAGAATTTGATTTACTGCATCACGATTAGATTGTCTAACTCTTATTGCATTATTCGTATGTGTTCTGATGTAATCACTCAACGGATATTTACCTTTCAGAGCATCACCAACAACATAGCCATTATCTGTCTTGACAAAAGGATAGGTTGGCCGAACTAAATCATTCCAAGAATACCATTTGCCAAGAGAAGAATTGATAAAATCCACCAATGCATTCATTTCCTTGTCGATTAGAGTTTTGGATTTTTCACTCTCAAGTAACTTAATTACCTCTTGCTGGCTATCAGTATTGCTCAGGGCCCTATTGCTCTTAATAGCATTTAGTTTATCAATAAAAGTTTTGGGCTCTGCTTCACCCAGGTTTTCCCGGACAAATTTAGTTATTCCAGGATAATTTGCTTCAAGTCCATCAGTCAAGCCTTCTTTAAAAACATTATTGTCAATATCCTTCCCGTTCGACTGATAATATATGTAGTCCTGATCCGATGGGTGCTCCTTTATGTATTTCTCTATAAGGGAATCCTGAGATAGACCTTTCAGCATGTGCTTCTTAAATCCAGGAAAGTCGTTTTCAAGTTGCTTGTCACTCTGATTTAGCATATCGAAAATATCCGACTCGTCCGCCATCATTGTTCCAAACTCTTCATGATTTTTAATAAAATCAAATTTCTTTTTGTCGGCAGCACTAAGCTCATTGTACTTAATTTTATTGAGCATATTCTGCGCATAATTGGTTATCCCCTCGAAATCGCCTTCTAATTCCTTTCCAAGCCCATCCTTGACAAACTTATCAAATGTGGATTTCCAAGCCTTGGCGGATTTACTATCAGACACTATTTGACTATCATCCTGCGCCCCAACAAATAAATCCAATACGTCCTGCTTTGCTTTTTGCTTCGTACCCCACTTTATCTTTGCACTCATAATGTTCGCATCCTGATGCCACTCATCGGCAAGAACACCAGGATTGACAGACGCGACATCTTTCTGTGACAACCTAAAAGCATCATCAACTTTCTTCCCGAGATTTTTCATTCCCTGCGAACCACGCATAGCAAGAGGCATAGCGACAGGAAGAACGGCAAGGCCACCATACGTAACTGCGTTAAGATTATCACCACGACTCGCTGCATTTCTCGCAGCGTTCGCTCCCTGCGCAGACCAATAGGCCAAAGCGGCTGCGTCGGCATAAGGAGCAGCAGCAGATAACGCTCGCGACGTGGCACCCCTCCACACAGGAGACCTCAGCAAAGCGGAAGGCATTGCCTTTTCACCAAACCAATTGATACCGCGAGCCAAAGCAGAACCAATCTCACCAATCGTCATTCCTCTCGTTGCCGCGCCTAAAGCCTGACCAGTGCCGCGAGTCAACAATGCAGCAGCCAAAGGATGTTCCTCAACAAGCGGTTGCTCACCCATCTTTTGCCCCTCATACATCTTTCTTGCAGCCTCCTCCTGATTTACACGAGCAACGATAGCCCTGGCAATGGCGTCGTTGTCTTTATCGCCACCAGCACGATACTGTTTGAATCCCGGATACACCTCCTTATACCCACCCGTAAACAATTCCGCATCAGGAACACTCATATGCACAGTATCGCCCCTCTCAACAGCACGCTCATAAGATTCCGGATAAGGAAACCTCGCAAGAGAATCACCGATACTCTGGACAGACGGGAACACAACAGCATCATTGCCATCCGTCACATAACCCAATTCATGCGTAGATACAGTACAGTCAGCATTCTTCAGCGTCTTTCTCTTTGCATCCAGCAATCTCTTTACGAAATCAGCACTGCTGGTCTCGTTAATCCTCTTCGCTAACGCAGATATCCTTTTCTTATCTACCGGCATAATAATCAATTTTATTCCACGCAAATATAGAACATACACACACTCAGAATACGAACACAAATAAATCATTTGCGTATAAACAACCCTACCCATTGTCTGTTTCTGTGGCGATACCCCCGGGTGCAATCATGTAGCGCGCGCGAAACAACATATAAGAGTGGCAATTCAAAAATTTCTTGAAAGGGTGTATATGCGGAAGATACCCCTCCTTACCCCCACCCCCAACGCATACAGTGGGGTAGTGCCCCCGTCATGAAAGCACAATCATTTATTAACCCTTAATATTTTAAAATCATGGCAAACATTCGTTTAAACCAGACCAGTCACATTGATTACTACGGCAAGATGTACTTCGAGAAGTTCGGTGTCGCCGATGTCAAATTCACTCCTCGCATCGTGGAATGCGACGGTGCGAAGGTTGTCCTCCTGCATATCGACGGCGTGAACACCAACAATGGCGCCAGAGTCAATGTCGACCTGTTCCCTCGCTACAACTGCACCGTGGAGTTTATCAACAATCTTCCCAAGCAGTTCGAGGACATCATGTTCCGCGTGGGTTACTACACCCAGAAGGACCTCACCACGGGCGAAGAGAAGGTTGTCGAAGGTCAGCCGAAGTTCCTGTCCTATTTCCGTGGCGGGAAGGAAGTCTTCTTCGACGGCGACAAACACGAGTACGGTGACGCTTGGGACAATGAGCCCAAGGCAGAAGAAGCCAATGCAGAAGAGTAATGAATCGGGGAGACCAACACTCTCCCCTTTTTCTCTTTGGTTAGTTGACTCAACTGACTCAATTGACTCAATCAATCTACTGATATGGACGCACAAGATTTCTATGATGCCGCTCAGGAAGCCGAGGATATCGGAGCCTATCTTGAATACATGGAGCACTACGAGATTCTGTGCTCCGATGACTCATTTGATTCAACTGACTCGCAATTCTTTCAGAAACCCGCCTAAAATTGATTATTTTTTCCGAGATGAAAGATTATTCATCTTTTGGATTAGAATCGAAATTAGGTGGGTTTTTGATACCATTCCGGGCAAATCTGATTCTTTCCTCATTTTGCAATCCTCTCATACGCCCCTGTAGCGTGCGCATTACACGCTCGCGGTTTATCTCTTGACTTGGCCTGCCACACGCTCGCTTTCCTCTTTTTCTTTTCTTTCCACTTTTCATCTCTTTGTCCCATGAAAGAACTCTTCATCCTTACTACTGGTTTTGTTGTTACCAAAGAACAGTACGAAGAAACCAAGGAACAGAATGCCGAAAGGGAACAGGAATAATCTTTTCTTTTTTGAGATTTGTTCTTGTATGAGGGAGAGGTAATCTCCCTCTCCCTTTTTTTCCTTGCCTTTTGCCTTTTTCTGTGCCACATCATTTCCCCTTCAATTCCCAAAATTCTGGGGGAAGTGATTGTCGATTTTGGGTAGGTCTCACACTCTAAGCCGCATATTTATGTGATTTATTTTAAGATTATGAAACAAATATGTTATTATCCGAATAAATTACTAAATTTGCATCAACTATTATGGTGTATATATATTATATATTCCAAAGAATATAAAGAAAGGTTTAAAACAATGATTGAAAACACTCGAAGAAATTATGATGCCGATTCAATCAAAGAGAGCAGGAAAGAATATTTTCTTGTAATCGTTGACCATAAGGCACAAGGAGTATGTACGAGCTTTGAAACAGCACAAGCATGCGCAAAGAGTTTCGCCAAAAAACACAATGCGAAGGAAATTGATGGAAATGATGTCTATATCTATGAAGATGAGATTGGGCAACATTTGATTTCTATTGAAATTGTAAAACGAATTAGGATGAGATACAATCTAAATGATGATTAAGGATGAGTACTAAAACTCATCCTTTTTCATCGCTCGACTATGCGAGTATAAATAGCCATCAGGCATAGTGCGTTGATAGAAATATCAGGTTGGAAATAAATAAAACAAGATATGGAAAAGATTTATTGTATCAGTGCCAAAGGCACAGCGTTTCAGTATCCCGAAGTTCTTGACCGTTATGGTATCAAGGAGATATTGTGTCTTATCGTTGTCGGTGGGCTTTACTATTGCCCTGACCTCAATGTATTATTTCATCGCGGAGAAGATGGTGAATATTCTTGGGACAAAGCCATTTTTCCGAATTATGATGAGAATTGGGAAAGGATTAAACAAGAACCTCTTTGGCGTACTCATATCTGTCGTATCGATGCTCCAAAACAAGAGTCGGTGACAGATGAGGACTTATAGTGCCTTCCTTCCCTCGGCGTAAAACGTGGGGACTCAGCCTTTTGGTCGCGGAGTTACAGGGACCATTTCTTTCGATAAATCAATAAGATAAAATATAATGAAGCACATAAAACAATTGGAGTATCAGATTCGTTGCACTAATAACGAGACTGGTGAACAGGAGAAGTATGCTATCGATTGGGACGTAAGAATTGCTCATCAAAATGGTATTGACATTGTCAGTTTCACTAAAGCCGATGGTAATCCCGGTGCTTTTATGGTGAGACCCGAATGCACAATTGAAATCGGCTTCTTTGAAGTAGAATATTAACCAATAATCTCAAAGCATATGAAAAAGAACAACAAAACCCAGAGCAAGAACATCAACCGTCCCTTCGATGCTGAAATCAAGCAGATGAGAAAGAACAAGGTTATCCTCATCACCGGCATCAAGGTCAGACCTTTTGCCGAAGCCTGCGCCAAGCGCGGCATTGAACTCAAAGTCGGTTCCGCCTATAATGATGGAATAATCTTCTCTGAGAAGTAGTATGGAGTTCAAGTATGAGATTAAGTTCGGTTTTGTGAAAGCCCGTGAATGGGTGAGTAGCAAAACCGAAACTTATTATCACAGAGAGCAAGCGATGCGTAGGTATTGTGAGTTAAAGACCAAGATTGATGAAATGGAGGCTAAACTTACATCCGAGCAGAAATACGACCTGCTCAAATGCGCAGACCTAAGATGTTTCATTCGTATTTTCTGGAGAGAAGATAGTGATTGGAACAGAACTATATCTGGAGAAATGGATTTCTTTTATGAGGCCATAGATAAATTGACAAGGCCTCAGATAATGAATCCGTCTCCTGTAAAAACAGAAACGTGTGCCGTGTTTCCAGTTTCCGTGACATGATGTAAACTGGACTTGTAGTGGCGCAAGAATTTAGTCACGATCAATCGGATGAGTAGTAGTCTGAAATCATGCAAATATGCAAACGACTCTGTTTCACAATGTGAAGGCGATATTGTGAACAGATGATGCGGAGTATGAATGTGCCAAGTCTTATTGTAGTCGCCCTCGATAACACTTGGCTTTTCCCCTACATATTGGACATCCTCATCGTGGCGTAGGGGTGGCAACGTGGCAATGCGGCAAAGTCCATTTTTATTATCTTTGCAAAACAATTAAAATAAAATATTATGTTAGGAGCAATTACTGGAGATGTTATTGGTTCTGTTTATGAGTTTAATAACACGAAAAAATATGATTTCAATCTGTTTTCTTATAAAAGCTCATTTACAGATGACAGTATAATGACAATTGCTGTCGCAGAATGGCTGATAAAAGACAAAACACATAGTTACCAGACATTAGAAGATATTATGTTGAAATATGGCAATAAGTATCCAGAACCTGTTGGCGCATATGGTTCTGGTTTTTATACTTGGCTGTTTCATCCAGAGAATAGTTTTGATTTCATCGATTACGATGGATGTGGATTGCCATATGAATCAAAGACTGATCGTCATCCATATAATTCTATTGGAAATGGTGCGGGGATGAGAGTATCATCTGTTGGATGGTTCTTTGATACGCTTGAAGAAACCAAGCGTGTTGCTGAAATTTCTGCTAAAATCACTCATAATCATCCTGAAGGAATAAAAGGAGCGCAGGTTGTTGCCAGTGCTATCTGGATGGCAAGAAAGACTCATTCTAAAGAACGGATTAAAGATTATATTGAAACAGAATATAATTATGATTTGTCTGACACTTGGAAGAATCTAAATAAAACTTATACTTGGAAATCTGATTGCGAAGGAACCATAGCACCTGCAATTATTTGTTTTCTAGAGTCATCAAATTATATTGATGCCATTCGTAAAGCCGTATCTATTGGTGGAGATTCTGATACTCTTGCATGTATTACCGGCGGTATCGCCGAAGCCTATTATGGCGGTGTGCCGAATTATGCTGCAAAACAAGTAATTCAAAGTTTACCAAAAGAGTTTATCAATACTCTTAAGCAGATGGAAGCAGAGAGTTATTACGATATTCGAATCACAAGATAAACAGTAGATATACTTAATTATGCCCGAATTGACTTTGGTCTTTTCGGGCTTTTTGTTTATAAAGGCAAGAAACTCTGTCGTGAGATACAGGAGTAGATTCTTTCACGCTTTAGCCCCTTATAACTTTTGTATGATTTGTACTAATCTACGCTTGCCTTTATTCTTTGCTAATACTTAATCACAATGAATAAGATAGATAATTTTTTCAAACCATTTTATATCAATAAGTAATATGAAAAACTACATCGTTATTAAGATTTACAAAGACAATGTGTCCACTGGCAGCGTTTCTTTCATGTCCGACAATAAAAATGACGCGTTTGTCTATGCTTCTCTGATGGCTCGTAACGACAACGACGGTTACACCTATCGCGTCTTCTGTACTGTTGCTCCGGAGAAGTAATTTCTCTTTGAGGTATAGTGTAATAGTTAACACTTGGGATTTCGGTTCCCACAATTCAGGTTCGAATCCTGATACCTCAACCAAATTCCTAAAATAAAATCAGTTAATGTTTTATAAACAGATTTATTAACATTTTAGTTTCATTTGTTGATATTCACTATTTTTACAACACAGTTTGGAGACTTATGAAAAAGATATTATCACATATTCTTTTGATTCTTGCTGCACTGTCTTTTATCCTGATGTGTGCAGAGAATCCTGATGGCAGTATCAATCTGCTATGGACACTTGGCTGGCTTGGTGTTATGGTATCATCTGCTTTTTTGTGGCATAAGTTGAACCCTGAAAAATCAAACTAATATCAAATATACTAACGAAGGACGACTCATTTTAATTGAAAAATTATGAACAATAGACAAGAACAAATAGAGCAGGCAAGACGGCTTATTGCGACTGGCATCAGCGAGGAATTAGTTGAGGTCTTGCGCCAGCAATTCCCCGAACTCAAAGAGAGCGAGGATGAGAAGATAAGGAAAGAACTATATGAGTTTATCAAAGTTAATAGTCCAACAGAAGACGCTAATAGATTTATCGCTTGGCTTGAAAAGCAGAAAGAGCAGAAACCCGCTGAATTGCCAAAAAGTGAAGATTATGGCATTGATGGGTTGTATGCAGCCGTTGACATACTACAAAAGACTCTTGGTGAGGTTGAAGGATACCAGTCAGATGATGGAATTTTAGAGCATAAATGTGCTATTAGCGCAGTTAAGGAACTTTATGAGCAGAAGCCTGCAGAGTGGAGCGAAGAGGATAATATTGGTTGGGATGAAGCATTTGCTTGTGTTACCAGAGTAGAGAAAGCCGCGAAGAATGAGGAAGAACTACAAAATGCAGTTACTGCCGAGAAATGGCTCAAAGAAATCAAGTTTAAGTATTGTGTGCATCCAATCAAGCAAGAGTGGAGCGAGGATGGTGAGCGAAAACTAAATCGCATTTATGAGATTCTTGGTCACGCAGCAGATGATAAGGGATTCCTTACATCAAAGCGTATAATTGGAGATAACGAAGCAATAGAATTACAAGACTTTCTCAAATCCCTCCGTCCACAG